TCACGTCACTATAGATTACATCATCAAACGCAACACAGCAAGACGCACAGGCAAACTGTCAATTTCAGGCACAGGTGCAGGCATCCAAGTATCAGATGACTTCACAGAAAATTCTGCAACAGGTGTTACATTTTCTGTCACCACAGATGGCAATCTACAATACACTACAACTTCTACAGGCAACACAGCAACCTTTAAGTACAAGGTTAATAAATTTATCTAGACCTAATTATCCACAATCTCATCAAAATAATCGTTTACTAAAGAACCTTTTTGTTCTATAATAATTACTACATCAAAATGAATAATCCAAAAGAAATACTAATAGAAAAGAGAGACGGACGCAAAGAACCCTTAGACGTCAACAAGATGCACTTTGTTGTCGAACAGGCCTGTGAAGGTTTGACAGGTGTGTCTGCTTCTCAAATTGAAATGAATTCTCATATACAATTCACATCAGGCATGACATCCAAAGATATCCAAGAGATTCTTATTCGTTCTGCTAATGACCTAATCACACTAGAATATCCCAATTACCAATATGCGGCAGCTAGACTTTTATTATGGAATGTCTACAAGGAAGTGTTCGGCCAGTTTGAACCCAAACACTTTGTAAATGTAATCATACAGAACGTGAAACGTGGTGTGTATGATCGTGCAATCCTAGACAATTTCACTAAAACAGAATTAAAAAAACTCAACACTTGGATCAAGCACGACAGAGATTTAGAATTTACCTATGCGGGATTAAGACAAGTAGTGGACAAGTATCTTGTGCAGGATAGATCAACAGGAACTGTGTATGAAACTCCGCAATTTATGTATATGATGATTGCGGCCACACTGTTTGCATCATACCCAAAAGACACTAGAATGTCATACATTAAAAAATACTACGATGCCATATCGACATTCCAAATCAACATACCAACTCCTGTGATGGGTGGGGTAAGAACTCCAATCAAACAGTTTGCTTCCTGTGTGTTGGTTGATGTGGATGACACACTGCCTTCAATTTTTTCCTCCAATTCTGCTGTGGGATATTACATCGCACAAAGAGCTGGCATTGGATTGAACTTGGGTCGTATCAGAGGCATCAACTCAAAGATTAGAGGTGGTGAAGTAGCACACACTGGTGTGGTTCCGTTCCTCAAAGTGTTTGAAGCCACAGTGAGATCCTGCACCCAGAATGGTATTCGTGGTGGATCAGCCACTGTGCATTTCCCAATATGGCATCAGGAGATTCAAGACATCCTTGTGTTAAAAAACAACAAAGGCACAGAAGACAATCGTGTGCGTAAGTTGGACTACTCAATTCAAATATCAAAAATATTCTATGAGCGAGTGTTACAAGATGGAGAGATAACACTGTTCTCACCACACGATGTACCAGACTTGTATGATGCGTTTGGCCATGACAATGTAAAATTTGATGAACTGTATGTCAAATATGAAAACGATCGCAAGACACCCAAAAAGAAAATCAAAGCAATGGATTTATTTTCTGCACTACTAAAAGAGCGAGCAGAAACAGGACGTATCTATATCATGAATATTGACCATGCAAACTCGCATTCGTCATTTAAAGACCCTGTGCGTATGTCAAATTTATGCCAAGAAATTACTCTACCCACTGTGCCTATCCAACACGTGGACGATGACCATGGTGAAATTGCACTTTGCATATTGTCAGCAGTCAACGTGGGCACTCTTAAATCATTAGATGATCTAGAAAACATCTGTGATCTAAGTGTGAGAGCATTAGAACAAATTATCGACTATCAAGGTTATCCTGTTAAGGCAGCTGAACTTTCCACTAAAGCAAGACGTTCACTAGGTGTTGGTTATATTGGACTAGCACACTTTCTTGCAAAAAACAAGGTCAAATATAGCGATAAAGAAGCATTGTCTTTGGTGCACGAACTAACAGAGTGTTTCCAATATTACCTATTAAAAGCATCAATGACATTGGCCAAAGAGCGTGGCGCCTGTGATGGATTTGCAAGAACCAAATATGCAGACGGAATTTTACCAATTGATACTTACAAAAAAGATGTTGATTCACTAGGAAAATTCAAATACACCTGTGATTGGGAATGGTTGAGATCAGAAATCAAACAGCATGGTTTAAGACACTCAACACTGTCCGCTCAAATGCCAAGTGAAAGTTCATCAGTGGTATCAAATGCTACAAATGGTATTGAACCTCCCAGAGCACATCTGTCCACAAAGAAATCTAAGAAAGGCCCACTCAAGCAGGTGGTTCCACAATATCAACAATTGAAAAACTTTTATACATTGCTGTGGGATATGCCAAGCAACGAAGGTTACATTAATATTGTGAGTGTAATGCAGAAGTTTTTTGACCAAGCCATATCAGGCAACTGGTCATACAACCCACTCCATTTCGAAAACAATGAAGTGCCAATGAGTGTTATGATCAAAGATTTGCTGACAACATACAAACTAGGATGGAAAACATCTTACTATCAAAACACCTATGACTATAAAGGTGAAGAAGAAACAGTTCAACCACAAGGCATAGAAGACACAGTAGTTCAAATGATAGAGGATCTACCTCCTCAGGAAGACGAAACCTGTGATGCCTGTGCAATCTAATATCCAAGACTACTACTACAAAAAGTGGGACAATTTTTATTGTTGCTATCAATCTGATTATCATAATCTAGGAGCTGCCTGGCCTGCTTTTGGAGGCATTCAATCATATATCACAACAGACACTCTAGTTGTACCATATGATGCAATAAAATTTAAACCAGAGTACAATCAGTTTACTTTGCATCAACATCTTGAATATGCAGAACGATCTAAAATGTTTGTAATTATAGATAAAACAGTTGAACATATTCACAGTGAAGTTGATTTTGCAGAACTTTATTCAAATTTGAAAACATATAATTTACTTGACAGATGTGTGGTGTTTGATAACACCAAAGACGAAACACTGTTCAACAAACATAATGTGCCTCACATCTATGGTCCATACTATGTTTGGTTCTATATATTTTTCAAACGGATACCTAATTTTTATCCTACTCCTGAATATCAATTTCTTTGTCTTAATAACTTTGACAAACCACACAGGTTGGCAACTGTCCTTATGTTGCACCAAAAAAACTTTGCCAAAAGGACTTTATGGAGTTATAGAGCTGACGCCATTGACCACAATAAAGTTAATCAAATCATTGCCGATTATAATCCTAAAATGATTAATTTTGATGTACCTCATTTAATAGACCAACAATATGAAAAATTTGATCAAGAAAAAAACATTGAACATCTATATTCAAAGGCAATGTGTACGATTGTCACAGAAACAGACTATCTGTTTGAACACACCCAATTTGCCACAGAAAAAAGTTGGAACAGTATTTTTTATGGCACTATTCCTATTGTGGTTTCGTGTCCAGGCACTGTTGATATAATGAGAGAACACGGAGTTGATGTGTATGATGATCTTGTTGATCATTCATATGATGAAATTAAAAATAATACAGATCGATTTAATAAAATTACCCAAGTCATAGATCAATGTGCCAGCTGGCGAGATTATAGACAAATGATGAGCCTCACTGCCACTAGACAATTAAGAAACCAAATGTTATTAACTCACGATGCTCATTGGATCAAGGAAATAGATCATTGTGCTGAAAAGTTTTTTAAAGCAAACAAAATAAGTATTTGACAAACAAGCAAAGACATATTATTATAATACAACAATGAGCAAAACAGTATTCAACAGAAATACAGTAGATTTTACAAAACAGCAGATGTTTTTCGGTGAGGACCAAAATGTCCAACGATATGACCAATTCCGCTATCCAGAATTTGATAAATTAAATCAAAGGATGCTGGGATATTTTTGGCGTCCTGAAGAAATATCATTACAGAAGGATAGAGCAGATTTTCAAACATTCCGTCCAGAACAGCGACATATTTTTACAGCAAACTTAAAATATCAAACACTGTTGGATTCTGTACAAGGCAGAGGTCCTTGTCTATCATTCCTACCATACTGCTCATTGCCAGAACTAGAGGGTTGCATCATCACTTGGGATTTTATGGAGACCATCCACTCACGTTCATACACCTACATCATGAAGAATGTGTATGCTGATCCTTCCGAAGTGTTTGATACTATTTTAAATGATGAAGAAATTGTCAAGCGAGCAATATCTGTCACAGAAAATTACGATAGGTTTTCAAAACTGGCAGAAGACTATTTTGTCAAAGGCAAAGGCGATCTCAAAGAAGTTAAGAAACAGTTATACCTTGCAATGGTCAATGTGAACATCCTAGAAGGATTAAGATTTTATGTGTCATTTGCTTGTACATTTGCTTTTGGTGAACTAAAGTTAATGGAAGGCTCTGCCAAAATTATTTCATTCATTGCTAGAGATGAAGCCACACACCTAAACTTGTCCACACAAATCATTAAAAAGTGGCAAGAAGGTGATGATCCCGAAATGAAAAAAATTGTAGCAGAATGTAAGGACGATGTCATCAACATGTATAAATTGTGTGTGGAAGAAGAAAAGGCATGGGCTAAACATTTGATGAAAGAAGGTACCATCATAGGCCTTAACGAAAAACTGTTAGGACAATATGTTGAGTTTGTGGCCAATAAACGATTAAAAGCAATTGGATTTGATCACATATTTGATCGTCCAGCCAATGCTAATCCACTACCTTGGACACAACATTGGTTGTCATCAGCAGGACTACAAGTAGCACCACAAGAAACAGAAGTAGAATCATACATCATTGGTGGTGTCAAACAAGATGTAGACAAAGACACACTGAAAGGATTTACTTTATAATGTTGATTGACGCAGGCTTCAAAGCCAACGACATCATTGCTATGAGAATAACAGGCGGTGATGAAGTGATAGCAAAATTCCTATCACAAGATGATAAAACTGTAAAAGTTTCAAAACCACTAGCACTCACAATGACACAACAAGGCATTGGCATGACACAATATTTGATGATGGCAGATATGACTCGAGAGTTTGTGTTCAACAAGTCTTCTGTAGTTACCATGCAAAAAGCCAACAAAGCTGCCGCAGACAACTACATTCAAGGCACTACAGGAATCACACCTGCATCTTCTGTTCCTAACTTAAAGTCTTAATGGAAATAAATGCTATTGATCAATACAATAATCTTTTTTCACTCAAAAATATTATAAATCAAAATTTAATAGATAATCTTGTCAAAGAAGATTTTTTTTCTTATGATTTTAAAACTTTCGAAAACCACGAAACCCGTCCTAGAAGATTACTTAAAATCACAAAAGAAAATATTCTTAACAAAATAAGTTTAGATTTGTTTGTTAAATTGCCTAAAATATCTAAAATTCTTAATGTAGATTTTAAAACTATAAAGACAGTATATTGGTTAGATCTGCCAGGATACAAATTAGGCCCTCATTTAGACGATGATAGAGTTCATTATGCCATGCAACTTTATCTTTGGGGAGATCCTATAGGAACTACATTCTTTAAAGTAGATAAACCAAGTAGGAATTTAAAATTTAGAACTAAAGATTTAGAAATTCGAAAAGCATTTGATTTTGTACCAAATACTGGATATTTGATGAAACAAAATGACTACCAAGTTCATGCAGTTGTAGATACAATCATGAAACCTAGACTGAGCTGTTATAGTTGGTTAGATTAGACAAATAATTTCCTATTCCAAAATTATTATTGTGTTTATCTTTAACTATGTGAATTATTTTAGTAGGTATAAATTTATTTTTTTCTGTAAATTCTAGATATTTTGCTGAAAAAGTATTCCAACCATAATCTCTATCAATATTTTCTATTATAAATTGTCCACAAGATATAACATTACCTTGCATCTTAGGCCTATTGTTATAGATCGTAATAGAATCCATTGTTTTTTTCTTAGTCCAACGAACCCCTACACGGTTCCATCCAAATCCATACTTTGTTAGACTCATGCCAATAGATTGAATACAAGGATGTGCCAAATCGATTTCAATATCTTTTGCAGAAATCATGTAAGCACCGTCAATTTCTATAGGAATTTTTTTTGTTTCACATTCTTTTAGAATGTCTTGCCAACCATCTACTAGATCTGCATAATGATGATTAGGTAAGGATAAAATTAATGGCACACCTGGTTTTAGATTGCCGGGGTTTGTTGGCAAAATTCCCATGGCTTGATAGTAAGGATATTCTGTAGGCAAAATTTGTATTTGCCATTTATGTTTGAGACAAAAATTTTCAATAAAATGTGTACATCCATACATAAGATCTGTGTATTCCATAACTTGCCAATTTTGTATATTAATCAAATTGGTTTTTGTAAACCATTCCACGGCATTTGGCAAAAAATCTTTTGGTGATATTTCTTTTTGTGGTTGCGTGAACCATTTTTCTTTGATATCATTAATTTTTGCATCAGACAAAGGATATAATATTTCTGTTAATTCTGGATGCATTAAAATATTTAATTGAAGAAAAAAAGATGGTTGACTAAATGACTAACAAGCATAAAATAGTATTGCTGGCGTTCGATGCTATCGTGGACTCCGGGGCAGTACCGGACACCTCCACCATTTCAATCGCTTAAAACATCCTCGGGTGTTCTGAGGGGGTGAAATAGGCTTGACAGATAGAGTAGTTGGCAAATATAAATGCAGAGGAAACTCTAGCTCTCGCTGCCTAATTTGTTAGGTTAGCCGGGTCGGGCCCACCTGGGAACAGAACGGGCCATTATAAAATGTTTGATGCATCTGAATTACAATCCATAGAGTTTGAACTAGCAAACAAATGTAATGCTCGCTGTCCACAGTGTCCAAGGTATTCACAAGGCAAACTAATACCAGGATTAAACAAACACGAACTTACCTTTGAAGATATAAAAAGTGCAATTAGTATCGAAACAATTCAACAACTTAAAGAAGTTATATTCAAAGGCACTACCGGTGATCCTATTGTAGCCAAAGATTTCATACCAATCCTAAAATATTTCAAAGCACATAATAATAATATTAAAGTATGGATTGCTACCAACGGCGCACTATACAATCAAACCTATTGGCAAGAACTTGCGAGCATATTATCACCTAATGATAAGGTTGTTTTTGGCATCGATGGACTAGCAGATACTCATAGCACTTACAGAGTAGGCACTGATTTCTACACAGTGATTTCTAATGCAACTGCATTTATTCAAGCAGGCGGAAATGCTCATTGGCAGTTTATTAAATTTGCACACAATGAACATCAGATAAGTGATTGTGAACAAATGAGCAAAGATCTAGGATTCACTAACTTTATTACTTTACATTCAGATAGAAACTTCAAAGAAACTTATCTTAAGCCGCCTGCAGATCAAATAGAACTACATCCAACAGGCTGTGTAAAATGTATGAGTGCAAACAAACGAGAAGTTTTTATATATGCCGATGGAACTGTATATCCCTGCTGTTTCCTAGGTGGTATGCATGTTTGGTCAAAACAAAACGAAACAGCGATTGATTATTCAATGCTTCAGCAGATAACAAATCCTTTGATTGCTACAATTAAAGATACACATTTGGAAACTATTATTAATTCGCCACAGTTTCAAAATTTCCGCAAAGTATTCGATACACCACTGCGTCCTTGCAAAAAATACTGTTCTTAATTAAATACTCACATATGTTTCAGTGGATTAAATCAGCAGTTATCAAATTCTTTGGCAGATC